CTTATCTGTAAAACCTCCCTTCTCTGGACTTAGATCTGGAGGATTAGAGATGTCTTCAGACAACCTACCACCAAGACTTCCTTGTTGTTGCGCTTGTATTCTAGCGAAATCCTCCTCTGATATCCCGGAAAGACCTCCTTCAGTTAAGATATTGCGCGGAGTAACTAGTTTCTTATTGAACTGTTGTTCCCCTGTTGGAATGAACTCAGGACCAGATCTTAATTCTTCTTGAGTCTTAGCTATAGATATGTTAGATCCTACACCTGCCGGAGGAGGCCTTACTCCTCTTCTAGTTGTGGAAGTTCCTTGACCTTCAATAGTTATATCTACATTTGGAGCTTTTCTTTTCTTAGTTCTCTTCTCATCTTCTGTGAGTTCTTTCTTCTTCTTTTTTAAAGTTACCATTTTATTTCTTTATTAGTTTTGATTTAATAGCATTAGTTAATTCTGTCATCTTCTTCATCATATCTTTTTGAAACTTAACTCTCTCGTATATTAGAGATAGAGTCCACATTCCTAACACTCCGTAATTCATAAAATATTCTTCTATCATTTTTCCCCTCCTGCTTGTACATCACTCTTTTGAAATTCTAATCCTTGATTTGCATCTTTGGCTTCATCTCCTTGTAAGTCTCCAAGTAAAGAAGCAGGAGATATTAGATCAATCTTTAATCCAACTTGTGCTTCAAACTGTTTCTCTAGTTTCCTCTGGTTTCTTTCGAAGACTTGTTCATGTCCTGCGTACTCTATCTTTCCTCCGGACTCTGTTGATCCTGAAGCTCCGAAGATAATCATTGGCATTCCTAGTTGTCTGTAAAACTTATTCTTTAAATCATTTCTCCAATCCATAATAATCTGTGAAGGATTTACTTGAACAACTTCATAAGATAATATGTTATCATCGTCGGGGATGAATAGATCTTCTCCCTTCTGTCTTGTGTTTTCTATCTTTGTAATTATCCCATCAATAATATCATCATCATCAGTTTTAAGTTTAAAGATAATAAACGGCCTTACTTGGAAGTGTTGGAGTTTCTGCATATCTTCAAAGCTTTCCTTCTCTGCTAGGATAGTAGGTTCTAAACCTTCTATATCTGAGATCCCATGAATCTGATCTCCAAGTCTATTATTAGTTAAGTAGAATATTTCTTCCGGAGCAAACTTCTGTACATGAGTGATTCCAAGAAAGTTTTTAATTCTGTTAGTGAATCCTTTCTTAGGAAATGAGGTTGTTTGTTCGAACCTCTTAAGCATACCTTGGCTATCCACTATGTTTGACATCTTGGCAGGATCCATAGGCCTTAGGTTTACTAAAGTTCCATCCTCGGGATCTCTAATAATCTGAGTATAACTCCCCCCTCCAACATTAGCAATTAGATCAGCATTGAACAAAATATCTTCAAAAGTATCTTTACCCCATCCTCTAATTCTATCTAAAATTTCAGTGGTTCTACCATCCGCTTTATATCCTTTCCCAGTATTCCAGACAGATTTCATAAGGAATGCACTCTTTAAGTCACCCATACTTAAGAAGTAGGCCCAGTTTTGTGTGAAGTTATCATTATCCCATCTAGTTTCTTTTGCATCTGATGGCCCGTCCATGTTCTTAGTCTCCACTGATACTGCCGGTTGTCCGGAGTAGTTAGAGACTGCTGCTTTGCTTATATCTAATCTTGTTACCATTTTAATTTGCTCGGAAAGGTAATTGTAAAGTGAGGTTTGATCCTGAATGTGATATAGTGATTGTTCCAGGAGCTGAATTTGTATATTGGAAGATTAACTTAAGCTTTACTCTATCTCTTGGAGATATGGGTGTTTTAACTAGAGGAACAAGAACTCCCGTAGCTGTGTGATTTATCTCTGTTTCTGAATCTCCTATTTTAGTTTCAACTCCTGCTCTTACATGATAAATCTCTACTTTGGTGTAGTGTTCATCTAATGTATCTGATGTTATGAAATTAAGAATAGCATCTCCTTCTAAAATATTACTTACATTAAATGTTCCCTCTAAGTTTAACTGTCCTGCTTCCGCCCAACTATTAGAGGAAGAGTCAATTGCAAATGTGGTTGTAGCTGTTGAGGAAGTGAAAGTAGCAGTAGATAATATATAAGGATTTCTTAAGGATCCTTTTATTTCAAATAGCATAGACTCGTTTGATTGCTCAGTCCAAGTTCCTCCGCTATTTGCAGTTTCAAAATATGCTCCTCCTGTGAAAGCAGAATTAGAATCTATTCCTACTTTTATTGTGTTAGCTTCATTCACTACTCTTCTCACAACAATAGCATATTGAGTATTTGCCAATAAGGCCTCTCCATCATTTTGAGTTGTGTCTTTAATATCAAACTCAATATAAAACTCTCCTCCTTGTTTTCTTGTGAATGTTCCTACTCTCCCATCCCATTCCATCTTCACAGTACCATTGGGCTCTCCAGATGTAACCTCTTCTATAGAAACCATGAACTCATCTTCATTTCCCGAGTCTGTAAGAAAGTCTAATTTAGTAATATAGAAATCTCCATCAGAACCTGTTGTGAATACTTGACCCGACCAAGTTGTGGAAGTCATTGCTACACCTGCTGTATCTTGCCCTGTTTCATATGCACTTAGGACTTCTTGTTTTCCGGGCATCAACCCTCCTTGCATAGTGATGTAACCATTACCTGTTACGAAATCCACAAAGTCGAAACTAACAATAGCTTCTTGAACTGGAGGATATGTTTTTGGAATTTCTACCATTATGCTACCTTCTTTATGAACTCTTGAGTGTTCTTGTTTTTTAATTCTGCCATGGCTTTGTTGTATTCATCAATTAAGACATTAGCTTTGAAGTTGGCAGTTGACCTACCTATTGAATCTGGATCGTAGTTGATGACACGGATAGCGGCCCATGCTGAAGCAGCACTTGTTAATAGTCCTTGGATCTTTACATCCAATGATGTATATTGTCCGGAGAAGTCAAAGGTCACAGTTCCATTTATTACAGATTCTGCTTGGGCCATGAACCTATTAATAAATTCTTCAGTGTTAGCAACTGTCGAAGCATTGGCTCCAACTTTATCTTGAACTTGCGCGGTTGTTGCAAAGATGCCTGTGTCTACCATGCGCTTTTAAGTATTTATGTATATTTAAATTTATCCTAATATCCTCTTGCACCTCGAGCCCATAACCTCAGACTGTTATCACTCTTGGCTAACCAAGCGGCTCTTATGATTCCTTCGACGATGTGAGTGAACCTTCCATAGATCTTAACTTTGTGGAGTCCGTGTTGATCCTTCACTAGATCCCATTGCACAGATCTAAAAGACATTTTGATGTCTTCAAGATTAAATAGAGTTAGTTCTCCCCGCTCCCCCATCGCTCTACAGTTGTCGTGCATATCTTCATTGAATAACTTCTGCTTTCCTTCTTCATTGTTAACAGAGAAGGATCTATTATTCATGGCAATTATTATATCACTCATGTGTGGGATTTTTTGGAGATGATCTAGAACTGAGACTCCAAGAGTTCCTGCTCCGGCATCAATCCCTGACTTTCTACATTTCCACTTCCTTGTATATTCCATTATTAGATCCTCATTATCTGTAGTTAGTAAAAGTCTCCTAGTGTAATGATCTGCTTGAATGAATTTGATCTTGCTAATTCTCTTAAGGATCTCTGAAGTAAAGAAATCTCCACCCATTCTTGCCAGATCAAAGCCTCCATAGAAGTTGCCATCTTTTGAGACCGGAGTGTTCTTATCAAGACTGCATATTTTCTCTATCCAATCATCAGAATAGAATTGTCTCTTATTTAGAGCAGCAATTCCAAGATATTCTTGAGCATATACTTGTTCTGATTTGTCTTCCTTCTCTTCTGCAAGGAATGCTATTAATCCATCCTTCTGTTTTTGAGTCCAACTCTCACAAACAGGCCTATTATGGGCAACTTCTTCAGTATTCGTCTCCCAAACCTTGAATCTGGCCTTTGGATCCTTTTTAATGATAGCTTTCTCATAATTTCTCCAAAAATAGCCTTCTCGGCCATTGAAGGTTCCCCACATCCAGATCCTTCCGTTTGTAGTGGCTAAAATAGGGGTTGCAGCATCAAAGAAGAGATCTGGTTGGAATGGAGCCTCGTCAACCATCAATATTTGCCCCTCAAAGCCTCTAGCTGACTTTCCCGTATCTCCAACAGGCTTAGCTATCAAGATTCTTCTATTTCCTTTAACTTTTAGAATTAATCGATTCAGTGTTGGTTTATCTTTACCTCTTCCAACCAATTCAGGATATTCTTTCTCTGCATAGTTAGTAGCAAAAGCAATTAGTAATTGGGCCTGTCCTTCAGTGATTGATGAACAAACTATCTGGGATGTTGGATGAGGGTTGTAGTGATCCTTGAGCCATTCCACGGCTTTGATTGAGAATAGATGAGTTGCTCCAATCCTTCGGCCTTTACCTAAGAGGATGTGTCTGTTGTCACAGTCTAGGATCTCTTGTTGCCATTTGTCATATTGGATTCTCATTATAATAATTATAATATTTTATTATTTATAAAATTTACTGAAGTTTGTTCCCGGGGTTAAGCATTCTCGTATTTACACAAATTTGAATGTCGCTCTTTAATAGTGAGTTATTCGGTGTAGCGAGTAACTAAACGGTAGGGGATGGGGGGACGGTACGTCAGTTCGGCTTAGTGCCGAACTACGCTCTATAGAGCGTACTTGCCCACTAAGGGCAAGTGACGTAGGGCTCTTACAAACATAACGCTACTAGAACTAGGGCCAGTAAGACAGATCGGGGTACCGATCTGACGTAACGGATCTATATAAGCGTTATGTTTGTAAGACTCATAACACAAATATATAAATACAAGTAGCTATTCCAATAACTATGTTCTTAACACTCGAACCATTTCCGGAGAAGGTATATGCAGTCCGTTATTAACGAGTAGGTTAGGAGTTGTTTGTCTCTCTTAATCTGTACATTACTTCTGTACTAACAGAGCAAATCCTTCGGGATAGTAGTTTAGTCATTACTTAGAACGCTACTAATACCCTCGTATATACGCTACTTAACGTTAACGTACAATAGTTAATATGGCAGAGACAGAGAACTATTTTTTCTTCTTAGACTTATTGTACATACGCTGCAATTCATACATCAGAGATCCAATTAAGTTGTGAGCCTTAGCTAATTCCTTAAAAACATCGTCTGGTGTTCTGTATTCTTCTATTTCCATGATTATAAATAGGAGAGAGATGAGCAGCGTCTTCCAGTTGCAAATGGCTACTTACTCTTGCACCCTCTCCGTGTCAGCCGACTATGAACCCCTCAACATAGGGGTAATTTAATAATAAATAAATGTAGTGCCTAAAACTAAAGATCTCTCTTATGTTTAGAGATTTTAAGACCTGCTCGTTTGATCAAATGTGGGTAGAAGTGAAAAGTGCCATTATCCAAATCATTAATGTATCCTATATTAACATCATCAACTTGGATCGCAACACAATCAATTCCTTCCTGTTTTAAACTTACGTGCATCTCTTCCTGCTTCTCTTCTTTTTGTTTTATTCTTATTCTCATATCTTCTTTTGCCGAGTTACATCAAGAACTTCGATCTCATTGCCTTTGATAACAATCCAACCAAGCTTTTGGAACATACTCAAAATTGCTCTACCCGTCTTATTTGTACTCAGGCATTTATGGCAGAACTCAGCTAACAGAGTATCTAGCTCAATAAATCTCTTATCTTCCATCAGCGAGGCTCTAAACATAAATTCGAACCATTCCTGCTTCTGTCTACGAGTTTTATCAGTTCCCATCTTCTTCTCTAACCTCTGCCTTTAGTTTTGCATATATTTTCTGGTATTCTTCTCTCTTCATTTTATCTATTTCTTTTCTTATGCTTTCAACTTGTACTTGAACTCTTGCTCTTGATTTAATGAAGGTTTCTATTCTATGCTTATCACAATAATGTCTACTTTTGTGTTTAACTATTGCTCCGCATCCTTCCCAGTTACAGCGTCTAAAGTAAATTGGCATTATCTAGGCTCACCTGCAGCTAAATCACACAACTCAGTCATCTTAGCTAGAATCTGCCTCAAGAGATCAGTGTTCGCTGTCTCAGCAATATGTGTTGTTGTAGTCTCTGCATTCAGAACTGGTTCTTCAGGCTTGAATGCCTTACCCTCAGCAACTGTAGACGGCTCCATCTTAACTAAATCTTCATATTGTGGATTCTTTGCTGTTTTAGTTGTTACCTTAACAGTAGATCCTACCATGTGGGCATTAGCTATTGTATCCTCAAATGTAGAGAGCTTCTTTCCGTTCTCAAACTCAAATTGACATCTCTTGTAAGGCGTTACTCCATCTTTCTTCAGGCCCTCAGAATAGTCCTTCTTTGTTATTTTGCTAATGAACTCCATCTTAGTTTATGTCAGATAAATCACTATAGCAAAGAGATACCTCTCCATCTTGGCCTATGTAAACTACATTATAATGTTCTCCATCCTTATCATAAGCTACAACATTAATGCAACCACCATATCCCGGGACTAAAGCTAATTTAAAATCTGGCTTCTTATTGTCTTGTCCTTGTATTTCTATTTTCATATCGGTTTTCCTCCTTTCAACTCTATCTTTTCCATGAGAGAGAGAGAGAGAGACAGGCTATTTAAATGTATCGTTTACAGAACCATTCCTTACATTCTTTAGGCCTTTTAGAATAGATACTACATAGGCCATCTTTGAAGTGCACACATACTCCATCTTGTGCTTTAATAATTTTTTCAGAAACAATGTGATTTATTGCCCAGTTTTGACAACACTCTCCACACCTTTTGCACTTCATGGTCCTGATGCAATATGAATTTGTCTAACTGCCGGACCTTCATCTTCCCATTCAACAGAAAGAGTTGCTCCATCATTCTCACCTTGATCATAATTAGAAACAACCCAAGAACTATTTCCTTCGGATGATCCTGAGTCATTTTTAACAACATAAGCCAAAGCATTCCCGGGAGAATAACCTCCTCTATTAACCTGCTCTTGAACTAAGTCTTTCACATCTAATGTGAATCTTTGAGGGATTGGAAATTCTTCTGCAAATTCATGATTTACCGTCGCTGTTGTTAGTGTTGCATCTTCAGGTTCGTTTCCCGGATCAGACCATACAGCAGCATCATCTTCATCAACTCCCCAGATGTCAATAGCAACTCTCATAATTAAACCACCAGTTATTGAAGTTAGTAAATTTAATGTGGCAGAAGTAATTGTTGCACCTTGTGGGATCTCATCTCCAGTTGGAGTTACTCTATAGCCTGTTGGCATAATACTTGGCTGTCCTTTTCCAGGTTGATACCCTATTAAATAATTTGCATCATCATCATCAAATGTAGGTTTGTTTTGTGCATCACTTGTGCTTCCCGGTGTGGTGTAAAATCCTGTTCCCATTTTAATCTGTTGTGTAAAAGAATGTCACGCTTAATTCTGTAACTTCTCCTACCATTGCACTAGACTTTAAGACTATAAAAGAGTTTGCAGGAAGTGTGGCATCATCAAAACTTGTGGAAGTTACTCCAACTGTTTTAGAATTGCAAGTCATTGCTGCTGAAAGAATATCATTTGTAGCTAAACTTCTATCAGTCCCATGTTCCGGATCTATTGTTACTGAAGTTCCCCCGACGATAACACTTACAACTTTAGTTATTGTTACTGCTTCATTAACTCTAGCAACAACAACATCAAGATCAGCAGCAGGAGGTTGAATAGTAATTGTTACAAACTTAGTTCCTTTTGCAGCATTATCTTCAACAAATTTTTTAATAGATTGTTGTGAACAGAAAGCAATAGCACTATCACTAGCCATGTCATCCTCGTCGAGGAATCCATCTGCGACTCCTAGAATCTCATCATCAGGAATCAATCCTTGGAAAGCTCCATTCTTTGCTTCTAGTATATCAATTATTTTTATTCCCATTATGTCACCTGCACTGTTGTTTCCCCTAATCCTGAATTAGTTGATCTATAAACATAAAAGTCTTCGGTGAATCCAGAATCATTTGTTCTACTAACTGTTTCTGGAGATTCAAACCCACCCTCGAATCCTCCAACAAAGAATGTAGCTTCCCCTAATGCTTTCCTATAAGCATAAACTATATACTCTCCACCTGCAGCAGTTACTGTGAAAGTTTTAGATCTAGAATTACTTAATTCATCTGAATCAAAACCTCCTATGTCGTCGCTGTCATAGCCACTAGCTTGAGAGGTTACACCCCAATGTCTTCTATTATAAAATGTTACACTAACATTCTTAGTGTCTGGATCTTCTCCATCAGTTGCGTTGAGTGTCCAAGTAAGAGAACCAGGACTCCCGGGATAATTCTGAGCTTCTACACTATCAGTAGGGCCCTGAAATAATGCTCCAGTCATATTTAAGTTAGACCAACCAGAGTGAGAAACAAAAGGGAATCCACTTACAGGCCCATTTGTATAAACTGATGAGAATGTTATGTCTCCTGAACCCATCCACTCTCCAGTTCCTATTTCTTGAACACTTGATTGATTATCTGTAAAAGAATTTATTGAGAATGTGAATGTAGTTCCATCAGGAGCATTCACCCAAACAGTTCCATTCCATATCAAGTGATTGTTTTTAGAAATAGAAGTTATGAGAGTATCACTTAGGGCATCTATTGTTCCACCAGTAGGAGGGATGAAAGCAGGAAATGCTGCTCTTGAAAGGGTATCTCCCTCGATATAAATTGTTACATCTTTTGCAGCTGCATTTGTATTCCTTCCATAGACTTTGATGACAACTCTATCTCCAGTGTCCCACACTAGATCTTCAACTACACTTGCATGAACTTCATGTTGTGCTTCAGTTGCAGTTAGTACATCAGAGTCATGGGATGTTCCTATTAGAGTTTCTGTTCCTCCGGAAGTTCTTCTATAAAATTCAAAATAGAAACTCATTCCGACTGGGAAATTAGCAGAAGCATGGGCGTGTAGAGTATATATTCCTACAGATAAATTTGTTATGGATTCAATCTCTGCTTCATCTAAGATCGAAGCAAAGGAAGCAATTAGAGTTGTACCCAAGGGAGTTATTGTTTGCATTATTGTTTCTTCGGGGTTCCCAGTACTATCTACTGCTAAATCCAAATAGGTTCCTATATCTGAAGCATCTTCTGTTAAGAATAATTCAACATTCCCTCTAACCAACCCATCTACATACTTTTTATTAACAATGTCTTTCTCAGCAGTAGGGGCTAGGTCAACAGTTCCTCTCTTAATATTAACTTGATCAACAATGTTCTTGTCATCCATGTTATCAAAATTAGCTGCACCTTCAGGCCTAGAGAACTTAGTTTTATCTCTCTTGGGTGTTCGATCTCTTATTATCTTATTAACATCAACCATAGAAATATCTAGAAAATAAAGTATTTAAAATTATGCAGAAGAGGTTACTGTCTCGAAAGCTGTACCATTCCAGAACACTAACTTATTATTTGTTTCGTCGTAATATGTTAATCCTTTCCTTGGAGCTGAAGGTAAACTTGCGTTAGCAATAGCAGGTATAATTAATTCGCTAGGAATACATGGATCTCCAATAAGTTCTACCATTATTTCTTTACCTTAGATTTAGTTTCTTTCTCAGCTTTGACTTTCTCTTCACTCTTCAAATATATTTCAACATCTGATTTGATAGCTCCACCTGCTTCTTCTATAGCTTCCTTACTCATTAGGTGAGCCCATTTTTCTCCCCTTAATACTTGTCCTTTATAACTCATTTTATTCCTCAGTTCCTGTAATAGTATACAGAGATTTTTTATGTATGATTTGGATTTGGCCCATTTGCCATGATCTAAAGATAGTTGACTTACCTGGTTTTTCTATTACTGCAGATTCAAAACCAATAGCTGATTGCCATTGTGCAGTCTTTTGACTAATTAGAATCATTGCTTCGTCGTCGGTAACACTAGTTGTTTTAACTATTGTTAAGTTAGCAACCTGTCCCATCTTTCCATTACTTACTATATCCGCTGTCTTGAATGTAGGGTTGTTGATAACCTTAGAGTTCTGCATTAGACTTGCGTAGTCATGAGGGTTTACTAATAGAACTCCACCCGCTTGAGCATCATAGTTGTTCTCATCCATTGCTTGGATTCCTCTAAGTATATCATTAATTGGATTCTGGTTCGTAGCTGTAGAATCATCCCAAGGTGCAACTGCTGCAACAACTCCACTAGTTCCGGTAGCTGCTGTTAAAGCAGCGTAGATTGCTATATCTATTCTGTTTGTAATAGATTCTGAGATTCCATCTATTGTTCTAGATTGCATATTGAATGCTCCAAGTCTTAGATCTTCTATTGAGATCTCAGCTTCCGCTCCATACTTCTGAGATTCCGAACTAACCTTAGTCCATGATCTATTAACACTAGGGTACTCTGAGAACTTTCCAATTCCTTTAATGTCTCTAGTTCCTGCTGCTGTTAAAATTGCAGCATCTTCTTCAAAATATGTTTCGGTTAAGTCTGAGCTTGAAAGTTGTTTAAGTAATGGCATAAGTCTAAATGTCTTTTGTGCCAATACAGTAACTATCTTAGAAATATTCTCTCCTCTTACATCTTCTTGTCCAGGTCTATCTGCCATTTTAATTCAAAGTTAACTTGACTTCTCCTGATGTCCCTGACGCAATAGCTTCCAATGCTTTTCCAATAACATCTCCTGCTATTACTTCTGCTTCTGTAGCAGCTTTGATTGTGTTCGCTCCACCAACTGAAACTAATGCTCCTTCTGCAATTCCTGCTCCACCATTATCCTTAAGAACCCAAGTTCCTGTGGTAGCTAGTCCAAGATTAAGTACCCCATTATTTGCAACTTTTTCAGTAAATGCGATTCCTGCAAATTGTTCACTGTCTCCACTTGTAGCAGATGCAGTTCTAGGATCAGTAATCTGACATAGAGTAAATTGTGGGATCCCTGTAGCTACGGCAACAGTGAAATCATGAACTTCATAAGGTCCTTCTACTGGGATTGCTTCGTTTGCCATAAACAAATAATAAAAAATAAACTATTTAAATGTATCGCTAATCGGTGTACCGAATAACTCTACACGTTTTTGAGCTCTTCTTCTAACTTTAAGAGAACAAATGAATTAATTTCTATTCCAACTCCACAATCTTCATCGATCTGTTTCCCTTTCTTGGCAGAATCTACTCTCATTTTCTCCAATGTTTTTATTGTAGATTTGGTTTTAGAAATCTCTTCCTTAAGGATCTTTTTACTTAGCATCTTTATCCATTAAATCAATCTCTCCTCGCTGAAACCTTTCTGTAAACTCTTCGTTAGTCTCTTTTGGAACTGAAGCACCAGAGCCTCCGAATCCTTTACCTGCTAATAGTTTCTTAGCATCTAAATTAGATTGTTTAGCTTGAAGTTCTTCTGTTTTCCTATTACCTGCCTCTATTCGCTCTGCAAGTTTTTCTGCTTTCTCAAGTTCGGAGAGTTCTTCTTCCTTAGCCTTATCCCCTTTTCCAGAATCATCCTTTGCATCTTCTGATTTCTCTTCCTCTTCTCCTTGTTTTTCATTTTCTTTTTCCATTATGATTTTCCTCCTTCTAAACTCTATAAGTATGCTGTTGCAAGACCTGCTAAAAAACATAAGAGATAGAATCCCATTTGGATCAGTGTTTTATGATTCATTAGAAACGTTCCATGTCGAAGATAAGAGCTTCTGGACTAACCGCTGCAGTTCCAGTAGCTGCTATATTCTGCACAGCTAACACTCTTCTAAGCAAGGCCTCCCTTGCACTTCTAACATTCTGTTGATCAAGTAAATATTCTTTGCTGATTCTATAATTAGCATTAATTATTCCTAGTTCTTTAAGACGAGTCTCAGCAAAAGCAACTTCCTGCTCCATAGTTCCAAGTAATTCCATGGCTTGGCCTGGAGGCATACCATTCCTTACTGCAGCTTCAATTCTTTCTCCATCCTCGACGACCTTCTTAAGACTTTGTCTATATTGATTCATCTCATCTCCTTCAATATCCAATAGATTCTTAGCTCCAAAGAATACTCCTAACCCTACTATACTAGAAGTTAAAGCTGTAGAAGATCCAGTAACCCCAACTATTGAAGCACCAATACTTGTTCCTGCTACTGCTGCAGTAACAGCAGGTAAAGCAAAATAAGCTCCAACACCAACTGCAGCAACATCCACTCCTGCAACAGTCAACCCAACAGCTTTACCAAAATTAGTTTTAGCTATCTCTTTTGTAGTAAGTTTCTCTCTACCTGTAAGTGCTGCAAATATGTTTTGAAGAGACTCAACAGGAACAGGAGCTAACTCTAAACCTATGTTTGCTAACTTATCTGTAAAACCTCCCTTCTCTGGACTTAGATCTGGAGGATTAGAGATGTCTTCAGACAACCTACCACCAAGACTTCCTTGTTGTTGCGCTTGTATTCTAGCGAAATCCTCCTCTGATATCCCG